TAAAATATATTTGTGTATATATTATTATACAACAATAAAAACATGGACTTTAAAGATCAAATCTTACAACTTGCAGAACGTATCCAAAAGCAAAAGGATAGTATAGCTACAGAAGAGGCTACGAAAACAGCATTTATTATGCCTATGATCGCTGCTTTAGGCTACGATGTATTTAATCCTTTTGAAGTCATTCCAGAACTTGATTGCGACCTTATAAAGAAAAAGGGAGAAAAGATTGACTACGCCATAATGAAGGACGAAAGCCCAATAATACTCATAGAATGCAAACACTGCAAACAGGACTTAAACTTGCATGACACGCAACTACAGAAGTATTTTGTTGCATCAAAAGCACGATTTGGAGTACTTACCAATGGGATAGAATACCGCTTTTATACAGACTTGGAGAAAATCAACATCATGGATGAAAAGCCGTTTCTTATTGTGGATATGCTTGAGTTATCAGATGCGGATATAGAACAGCTAAAAAAGTTTCATAAATCATATTACAACGAAGAGGATGTTCTAAGTACGGCAAATGAACTTAAATATACAACGGAGATAAAGTCTATACTAAACAACGAGTTTTCATCGCCAACACCTGAATTTGTACGATTCTTCGCCCGCCAAGCATATACTTCCGGGCAAATCACATCCAAGGTTATAGATATGTTCACTCCACTTGTAAAGAAATCCATCTCATCAATTATCAATGACATCATTTCAGATAGGCTAAACACAGCCATAAAGAATGGTGAGCAGACATCTGATCCACTCCAGATGTCAGACAATACATCCATAAATACTTCCACAGAAAATACAGAAGAGAAACTCCCGGACGGAGTTGTATATATGGACAAAGAATCCGGTGTTGTAACGACGCAAGAAGAATTGGATGCTTACAATATCGTAAGAAGTATTTTAAGAAAAAGCGTGGATGTAACACGTATAACCTATAGAGACTACAAGAGCTACTTCGTCGTGAACCTTGATAACAGCCAGTGGTTTTGGATATGCCGTATCTCTATTGGCGCAAGAAAGAAGCAGATAGGAATACCATTAGATAACTACAAGAGTTGCGAATGGCTTCAGATTGACAGTATAGACGATATATTTAAATATGCAGGAAAACTAGAAGAATCACTTAAAATGGCAATAAGGGAATAACAACAGACAACTTATGAGAAAAAATTTATTCTTTATAATAGCAATAATTATATTTACAAGTTGTAGTTCAAACGACAATCTTGTTAATGAACCAGATCAGCCCCAATATAAAATAGACAGTGCTATCTTAGTAGATGATTTAAAACTACAAGCCTATATCTTTGAAGGAGATTACTATATAGAGGCTATTGATGAATCAGGGAACAAGGTATTTACTATCAAAGATAAAGCAGAGAATTACACTCATGATCTTGGGTTCGGAGATAAAAGAGAATATATAGTCAACGGGTGTTTTCTTCAAAGTGCCTTAAAAAAAGACGACTATTTCTATATATTGGTTAGCTTATACGCAAATATGGCTAATCACCCACATAAATTCATCTTGAAAATAAAAGATGGTAAGGTCCTTAAAAAAGAATATTTTGATAAAGAACATAATAATGGCTTTGAAGAAACTGTCTTCTATCCAGAAGCAATAGCAGATTGGTATGGAGAATATGTTGCCATTTATATAACCACAAGAACAGGAGGTTACGAAATTGGAGTATTGGATAGTGATTTAAAGCAGACAATTGGGAATAATGCTACAGGTGCCGAAGGATGGATTAAAGAAATTGAAAGAAATAATTACTTGCCTATATCTTACAGTAATATGGTATATATCTATGACAATATGGTTATGTGTGTCGACATTTCAATGTATATATATGATGAATATCTAATTTGGCAGGTACCCATCACCGATGAAGAGATAAGAGTTAACCAATCCATATATTCATTAGATAAAGATAACGTAATATTAGACATTGAAGCCACTACCAAAGTAGGAGAAAAAAAGAAATACCATCTGATATTAAATAAGGATACTGGAGAAATAGTTTCCTAATTAGATGCTATATATGTTCTATTTTACTACCAATAAATCACGAGGGTTACACAAAGCCTATCGTGATTTATTGCCCTTTATCTTTTATACTGTTCTATTTATCGCGTTTAGCACTATTAAGTTTGAGGCTTCTTTATGTTTACCTACTGCTCCCACTGTTTCAAATCTTGAAAAGTTATTTTGACGATTCTTATTAAGCGGCTCTGTATTCACGATACATGTTTGAAATAATAGCGTATATCTTATCCAAAATGTTATTCCTTTCCGCTATTTCGAGTTTTGTTTCTCCCTTGAACTTCTTCTTGTAGTTACCAATGGAAATGTGATACAGATAATATAGTTGCTCATATACTTTGTGCCAGACGTCCTGTTGTCTGGTATTGGTCGCTGAAGCATATTTGTTCACCAATTGTCGGATTTTATCACGAAGTGACAGTTCCGGAACCTTCTCGGATGAAACAGAAACAGCCAAAAGCAATTTGCCGTTTTCCTCCCTTTCCTGCTCCATCACATCAAGGCGTTTTTCGACATTATCAATACGCTTGCTTTGTTCAAGCAGAGCCTGTGCGGATTGTACCAGGATTTCAAGTTGGGATAATGGTTTTTGTTGTTCTCTTAAGGCTTTCTCCATTGCGTTGAAGGCCGCAATGTATTCTAACTTGAATTTAAGTGCCTTTTCTCCGGTAAACCCCATTACAAGTAAACTAAATCCATCCCTGTTCATAACAACAACTCGAGAATAACGTATACCACCATTAGGCTGCTGCATTTCTATTGATGTATCGTCAAAATATACTTTACATTGATTTTCAGGCATTTTAGAAGCTAAAGCATCAATAGCTTTTAATACGTTACTATGTTCTTTCCCGAACTTCTCAGCCACCAAAAGGCTGCTTGTTAAAACTTGGTCATTCTGACCTTTGAAAACAAGTTCATTCATAAACTATAATTTAAAGTTATATTGTCAAGTATTTATAATCTAATAATTAACTTATCAAGTAAAAGTCTCACTCGGTTAAGGTGCTGAATGCTGCATAGTTTAGCCCTTAGAGGGTTTTACGCTCCTTGGCTATAGCAGCATTCAAACAGTCATCGCTCGTATAAAGTACGCCGTTTGTAGCTGGATGGCATTAACAAGTTACCATCTTCCCTGATTTTTCGCTTACTTGTCGCTGTGAAGGCACTCAGGTTTCGTTCGCCTCTCGATTTCTCACATCCTCGCAGTATCGAGTTTAGGAATACAACCCTCTGTCTCTCTGCTTATGCAGCCTACCGCCGATTGTATAACTGGCTTTAAATAGAAAGCCCCGTAATAGGTACGAGCTACTACGAGGCTATTCATATATAAACTCCGTACAGGAGAATACTGAATCAATGTCTGGTAACATCTCGTACTTGTTACAGATGCAAATATAGATATATTTATCTGTATTCAATATAAAACAGATAAGAATTAATATATTTTAAAAATCACGTAGTGTTGACGTAGTGATCACTACGTGATCACGGAATAATCAGTGATTAATCACGGAATAATACCGTATTATTTTCGAAGAAACTGGGGTTATTTCGGAAGAAACTGGGGTTATTTCCGAAGAAACCCAGTTATTGCATACATTTATGTTGAATCAATCCCATTTCATTGCCTTAATCCTTGCCATATTTGCCGGATCATCAGCATTTATCACGTTGCGGTCTTTAGGTATATTAACTCGCTTACGTTCTTCGTCAGACAAATAGATAGACGTTATAGAATCGGCAAGAAGTAGTTGCAGATTGGCATAGCTTATTCCCCATACAACATATTCAAAAGTCCAGCCATAACGTTCACAAGCAGAACTTATTAGTGTACCATATATACTTTTTCCACCGAAAACGAAAGAATTATTGTCTCTTTTAGCCTTCATCGCCTTTTCTTGCCACTCTTTTTCTTTGTCAATGCCTAAATGCTTAGTAAATTGAGATATATCCCCTTCGGAAAGGACCATCACAAGCAGTTGTGCCAAACTTTCATTATCAAGTTCTTTAATAAAAAAATCACATCTTTCCTGAATCACATCATTATCAAACAAATCTTTTTTCTTATTAATTGTGTGATAGGATAATATACGGCATACAATATTTTTCTTGTCTTGGCATAGCCTTAAAGCCTCCATGTATGGATTAGCGTGTACTATTTTTAGATTTATATTCAAGGAAGACATAAGGCGTGAAATAAGATATGTTTTACCAAGAGTAATAGGATAAAGATAGAACTTTCTTTTACCCACTTTAAATCCTCTCGGAACGCTCATTATTATATCAGCAATATCCGCGTCTATATCTTTTATAGTTTCTTTCATCATCAATTATTTTTTATCGGCTATCTTCACAGACAACCGACATTAAATTATGAACAACAAATCAGATTCTCAAAAAACAGAGCGGAGATACGGACTTGAACCGTAACCTGATATCTGGATGATATATATGCAACCATTACACCATCTCCGCAAAACACGTGGGTACTACGCCCCCACGCTCGGCATTACCTATCAAAACTTAACCTCCTATACCAGGATTAGGAGCTACTTCAAACTTATCCCCATCTCCGGATTCATCTTCTGGATCACATTCAATTTTAGTTGGTGTACCAGTGTTCGGAGTGACAATAATTTTACCCCATTGAATTTGCTTTTTGTCGGCACCAGGTTTTAATGCATCAAACATATACGCCCAAACACCACCATCTGCCGTAGTAAATGTATCTTCAACAGAAACAGTAGTCTTTTCCATACAGAAACCCTGAACTTCCGGATCCTCCGGCTGTAACGCAATAGCGTAATTGTGAGCAACTACACCATCACTATCACTAATAGGTCTTTTGCGTCCCTTTGCGGCACGAATGTTGAGAGCAAGAGCATAAGTATTTTTGCCATACTTTACGTCTTCGTTTTCCCCACCTTCAATCTTGGCTTCCTGTTTATCTCCTTTGGTTGTTGTCAATTGTGTAGAATCCTCTACAGGAGTCGGAAGCTCTTCCCACTTTGGAGAACTTGCATCCAAATCTTTAATAAATATACGTGGTTTCCCCCACCCGATTACTGCCATAATTCTATATCATTTAATATAGTTAATAATTATTCGTTATTTATCTCAATATACAGTTTGTTATTAATGAAATGTTCGGTATGTCCATCTTCAAAGGTCACTCCTGTTGGAATGGTTTTCTGAGAACATTGCTTAGGTACCGTATGATACTCTTCCTCTCGTATGGAGAAAAGGAACTTACATAATTCGCATAATTTGCCTACACGGACTGTATTTCGTTCCCATTGTTTCGTATCTTCATTCCATTGGTCACTAACGTAAACATTGATATTCACATAAGCCCGTTGAATTTGACCGCACCCCTCATTAGCAAGTACTGATATGACAATATCTTCCTTGTCTGATTTGTTAGGTCTACCTCTATCACTCAATTTTCCAGTAACATTTTGTTCAAGAGCTGTACCTTTAATCTTGTGATAGACAAACTTCTGTATTTCAATGTCCGATTTCATCTAGCAATCTGTTTTTTCAGTTTTTCAAGCATCTTAGGGACCTGTTCTATAGCCCATAGCTCCGTTGATGCTAATACATCCTTGTTATCCATCGCTTCTACATATTCAGCATAATTCATTCCGGCAACAATAACAAGAACATAGTCATTGGAATATCTTCTAGCCAGTTCTTCTGCCAGGTCTTTACCGACTTTTACACCTTGTGAACCCTGCTTCACCTGATTAAAGTCCGAGTATTGGATAATACTGCCATTACGGGCTATTACATAGCCAACTGAACTACGCAAATTACCAGACTGATCATACCAACTTTTATCACCACCTCTATCACGTACCCTGATAACACATTGTTCTCCAAGATACGACAAAGCGCGTATTGTTAGCCTTTCAACCCGTTGTGCCTCCCTCATAAGTGTATTATGAATTTCATCAAGTTTGGTAGCCATTCTTATACCCATATCCTAAACCCAAATTTTACACTGAAGCTGGTAACGATGAAAACCTTTCACTTCAAATTCTCTTTCAATTTCTCCGATAAGATCAATCTTAACCCTGTCTCCAATAGTAAACGTACGACAATCACTTGGAAGATAAACCGTGTATGAATAGCTTCTTACAACACCATCCTCAAACTCTCTTTGTTCCGCTTTTCCAGCAGGTACGGCATCACAAGGTATCACGCCTTTCCATTCAGAGGAACCGGGATGATAATCGCCGTTTTCATCATCATATCCAGAACCGGATACAAGATATGACAAACGGTGGGGTTTTCTATTCAATACTGCCATTCTACAACAAGCAATCACCTACATATACCATCGGCTTTGCCTCCAGTTCTACCGAAGGCTCACCAATAGTATTGTAGATAGAGTTGACACGTAACAAAATTCGCTCTTTGTCTTTATCAGATAAAGCTCCAAAAGACTTATCTGCTTCAGAAAAATTGATAGACTGAACTAAAGACCAAAGACAATCAGCTAATGCCCCCTGATATTCGTTGGAACGAGAAACGTCATAATCAAACTCTTCATCAACTTTGAGATTACGTTTAATCATAACGTTCTCTACAAAACCAGCTGGAATCGGGTAATGTATTTCGTCTATAAGGGCTTGCTGAATTGTCTTCATGGATTATGTTGTTTTATGGGATTCAACCGCTTTTTTCAACGATGCTTCGTCTGCATCACTCAATCTGTTGACTGCCGCGATAAGTTTATCATCGGAAACGGTGGAAGTCAAGTTTTTACCAGCGATTTTATTGTATTCTGTCACAAATTCTGGCTTCTTGTAAGTTACTCCCCAAATCGTAATCTTTTCGTCAGCAGAATCCTCAGATTCTTTCGTTGTATCTACTGTTTGAGCTTCCAGAATATCCAATGAATAAATCTGGTCTACATTCTCAATAACCGGCAAACAAAGAGCCTGCCCATTCGTAAATTCCTGCAACGGGTCTGTTTTGGAGTAACGGCTAATCAGCTTATATTCATCAACAATGGTATATTCTACTCCCTTGACAGGGTTAGTAGATTCAGCCAAAGTTCCCCATACAAAAGAACCTACATTGTCAGCAGAAGGAAGGAATATAAGTTTATTTGCATTCCACGGCTTATAAGAAACTCTTTTACCATTCTTTTCATAAGTGACAGAACGATCAATCTTAAAGAATGAAATGCCATTATATTGATCAGAAAATGCTTCATCAAACAACGTAGAAGTGGGAACAGGCAACTTTGTTTCATTATCAAAGGTTTGCCCTCGATAACTTGCCACCAATTCCTTAGCCCATTGAGATTGACGCATTTTGTTATAGGTAGACAACGCTAACATGATAACAGAAATGCTATTCCCGTCATCGTTGGCTTTACCTATAACTCTTTCAATATCATCACCTGTTACTTCTCCGGTAGTAACAACACCAAAACTATGTTCTGGCAAATAACCATAATTTACACGAAGTCCGAGACCGGAATTTTTATCATCATCACCTTCAACAATAATAACCCCATCAGACAGCCCAGTAAGGAAATTAGCTTCATTCCTTTCATCAATACCAACAGAACATGCGGTTCCGTCATCAGTTAATCGAGAAAAGATTCTGTTTTTGAGAGATTTTTGCGCTTCCTCTGTAGTGGAATTAGACAAATGTGCTTTCATGATATTAATAGCGTTGATCTGAGTTTCTCTCAGAATCTTTTTAATACCAACTTTAGGCAATTCACCACTAGAACGTGCAATAGAGTCACGTTTCTTGGGAGACAAAGGAGAATCCATAGCTACCATATCCGCTGCTACATAAGTAGTGTTAGCAGAAGTACCTTCCCATTTTTGATCAGGAGAATATACTCTGGTAAGCATAGTTTTGTGAAGATAGGTCAAATTCTTATTTGTTCCATTGATCTTTTCTTTCACATATAGGCTCAATTTGGGCCATATTTTTTTTACAAATTCAATAAATAATGATTCATTCATCTTTCACCTCCTTTTTAATCGTGTAAAAAAGCCAATTGCGGCAATGCCGTTTTTAATGCAGCCTTAATGCTGTCAATAGGATAAGGACTCGCCACATCATTTACTTCACCAGCATACATAATACCAACGAATGGCTTGTCGGCAGGTTTTGAACAAACAACAACACCAACGTATTCATGATTAGATGGCAATGATTCGTAAGCTGTGCCTGCTGAGTTAACAGGCATTGGCTTATAGGTATCGTTCTCTGTATCGCGGATAACAATATGACCGGCTTTAATTACAGACTGCTTAAATCCAGTCATGTCTAATGTCCGCCCATTCATAATTCCGCCCAAATAGTTACGAATAACAATCGAATCCATTCCGGTTAAAATCGTCTCCTGTTCGTTTACTAAATCAGCTTTTGCGCCCATTTTAATTTTACTTTTGATTAAAGGCCTTTAGCAATTGCTATAACCCCTTCATCGGTTAATACTTCATTTTTTTCTTGTTTCTTACTTCCTGCACCTGGAGGATTCCCCAAACTAGATAGTCCTGCGTCGGCACGTTCTTGGTTGTAAGATTTTAAATCTTCCTCAACTTCGGAATAGAATTCTTCAAACTCTTCATCATTTTCAAACTTCATTTTATTGAAGGATTTCAATGTGCGAGTTCCGAATGTACCAGCATCTTTTAAAAGGGTTTCAAGTTTCTCTCTACGTGTAGTGGTAACTTTTTCACCTTTCAATGCTGCGATTTCGTCATTCAGTGTTTGTACTGTCTGAACCAAACCTTTAGCCCATTCCGGAGCATCATCATTCTTTCCTTTGTTTTTGGGATTTTTGGTGTTTGAACCAGCTTGACGTCTTTGATTATCCGAAGCTCCGTCGTCGTCATCATCGTCATCGTTGTCGTCGTCATCTGTTTCAGGGTGATTTTTCTTCCATTCATCAAGCAAGCGATTGGCTTGTGACTGGCCGAAAGGCAAGTAACGTAATGCGGAGTCAATCTCTTTGTCAATTTCTGCATTTACGTCTTCATCTGAGGCATCATCTGCGGAAGTAAGGTTATCGGCAATCTTGGCAGCAATACCCTTTAATTCCCTTGAATTGAACCCGAATGCCTTCACTTTCGGTTTCAATCTCAACAATACTTGTTGTTTTCTGTCCATTGTATAATGTTTTAATTACAAAAATAGTCTGCGTAGCACGTATGCCAGCAGACTATTCGCTTAGAACTTTACTAAACATTAGAGCAATGAGTTTCGTTCAATCGTGCTAAATTGAAGCAAATCACAACACGACAAGTTCTGTGGCGTACATCTTCATACGCTTCTGACACAAAGGTAGCAAAAGTGACGTTTTAAACGCCACTTTTAATGTTAAACTATCATAATAAACGCACGGCACGAGAGTAATCTTGTACTTCGTGCCGTGAAACTGAATGTAATTGTACATCAGCGATTATTCTTTAAGATATTTATATGCTTTTATGTATTTGTTCAATCTGTAAAGATCCTTTTCTGTAAGTTCATTCAAACGTGTTATATCCATGTTGTCTTCTAAATCATGTAGTTTTACTTGTCTTCCTATAGGATTAAGCCTAGAGCGTTTTATGAAATCTTCATAGTTTTCATCCTCGTTGCGAGTGACAGAAAGTATAGCATCTACTATATTACGAGGAAACCCTTCCATAAGTAAATATTCAGCGGTAACTTCGGTATCTTCTATTGTATCGTGCAGCAAAGCAACAATCCTTTCGTCATCAGTAGAACATCTGTTTGAGACACGGATAGGATGGAAAATATAAGGTACCCCAGCTTTGTCAACTTGATAAAGATGCGCATCAGTTGCTATTTGAAGAGCTTTTTCTAATAAAGTACTAGTATTTGTCATATTCTGATTTTGAAATCTCTTTTCCTCCAAGAATTATATCACACACTGTATCATCGGATTGCGGAATTTCTATTTCATTACGTCCATGATGTTTTATATATGATTTTGTTTGGCCGTTATCGAAATATAAACGGATAACAGCTTCTTCAAAATCGTCAAGTAAATAAACCGTTTCGCCTGACTGTAATTTATTATATAATTCCTTCTGGTTCATTTTTATATGTAAAGATAGTGATTTTTATTGGAAATGACTATAATATTCGATTGATTTTTCAACTATTTTTTGCGCCTTTTTATCAGCTTTGTCTAATACTCGCCATTCTTCATAATATTTATGCCCCAGCCCCCCCTTCATACCTGTTTGATTTTGTATATTCTTCCAACGTTTTTCTCCAAGAATTCGTTTTGCGTCTTCCGGTTTTTCTTTGGCATAAATCATACGGTCTGTATTAACTTGAATCTCAGCAATTAATCCGTTAGATGTTTGAATATTAACTATATTGCCACTATATCCCATAAATGATTCCGGCTTTTGTCTTTTCAGTCGCACAAACGAATCGTTTTCAGATAGTTCGTTCAAGACTTGATCTATTTGTGATTTGGGAACTATGATTGTCGTCCTAACTGCGTCTTTTATATCGTATGGAGTTATACCCTCCGTTGTCGCTTTTCTTGTTATTGATGAAATGCTTTTGTAATTGATTGGAGTTACAAATCCTTTATTATTTTTAGCGATGGATTCTGCTAAACTTTGTACCTCCTTCCCAACTAAAGAAGCACGATTAACAAGCTCTTTAGCTGAATTTTCAGTATTTATATTCTGAACAATTGATTTGTTATCTCTCAAAAAATAAGGTAAGGTGTTTCTTTCCCGCGCTTTCTCAATCTTTTGTTGGTTGTCAAGTACCCATTTTTTAAATTCGTCAGGAACATCCTTTACTTCATTAATACTTTCTGTAGAAACATCGCTCAGTCCATCCCATTCCCAGAATTCTTCTTCTGTTTTGAGGATAGGGACTTTATAGCATAAGTCGTTCGGGTGCCATCCTGTCCAGCTGAAATCTTTAGGATATTTTCCGGCAAGTGTATCACAAATATCTCCATGTGGCATACGGTTGTGATGAGAGGAACTTAATTTAATTTCATATCCTACTACGAAATCCATTTGCTTCCAACGTTCATTTTCGGATGTTCGATAAGCCATGTTTATCTCCGAACGGGCTAGGCGGATAGATCTGTATTCACAATCTTGTATATGTTCAGCACTTCCGTATCTGTCTTTATAATCTTTTTGCAGTGATGGAAAATCAAGTAAGTATTGAGATATTTGCTTACTCAACGTAACAGCGCTGGTTCCTTTTTGAATAGCGCATGAGATCGCAGCCTCCAATTCCTCTTTGTAGATCATAGATTGCTGCCAGAGTTTTGCCGATATATTGAATCCTTTATCCTTCCGGTTTTGAAATGCTTTCAGAGCATCAGAATTTACTTGATACAAAACTTTATATTTCTCTCTATCAACTTGTGCGTTATATGCTTTTAATACTCTGTTTGCTATCAAATCCTGTGCTTCATTACTATTTTTCCATTCTTCGGTCGTACCACGATAGATAATTGCGTTTATATCTTCTACGAAATGCCTTTGTATGTCGTCAATTTGTTTTTTAGTTTGAGGGTAATCGGACCATTTAAACGGTTTATTGCTATCAGAGGAATATTCCGTACGTGAAACAGCTTTGGCGGCGTCCAAATTCAGTGTGTCGTATATCTGCTCAACAAGAACGACATACCTATTTATCCGACTGTTAAGTTCTTGATACTTCTTTTTCTGATTTGGAATTTTAGGTTTTGCCATATTGTCCTATTTTTAATATTACGCTATAAGTTGTCAGAAAAATCACGGGGGTTAGACTAATAATTATGGCATATTTTTAAGATCCTATTCTTTCTTCTTAAACTTATCACATATATTACGATTCAAAAATTTAGTCCATTTAGATAGCCGACATCGACACATAAACAATTCACCTTTACTATTTTTCTCATGCCAATCGTAGCTATGTACACAATCTCGACAATGATATTTAGACTGAATCATTACCTCCTTTGCCATCTACGCAGTTTTTCTTGCTTTTTATCAATTTCTGGATACAAATGATGCTTCACTATAACTTTACCGCAGATATGGCAATCTCGTACAACATATCTACCGTAATAATTCTTGTATGCTTCTTCATATTATTCCTCCTCAATCCTATCAGGTGCCGGCATTTCCAATAACCGAATAGCTTTAATTGTCTCCTTACCCTCTAATATAGCTTTGCATAAACGATGATAGCCATCAGCAATTTGGCCAACTTCATCTAATATGATAGGATAATCAAGCGAACAGTTACGAACCCGCTTGCATTGGAATATGAAACTATGAAGTTGGCTGCATTCAAATGCTTCAGTAGTCAAATCAATGCACCAAAGTGGCATATCCATAACTGGATACTCTTTTGCCTTAGCAAAATCGTATAACGTTTGGGCATTCCATATTTTGTTACCTCTATGATATTCGCTTTCGGCAAACGTCATTTCATCTATTGGAACTTTCATGTGATTCTTTTTTGATATAGACTTTGATTTCACCGGTAACATGAAGTTCGTCACCAACCTTTTCAACGGAGTATTCAACCAACCCTCTTTGGTTGATAGAGTTGTTGATTGACTGGCGCACTTCGTTCTTAAGTTCTCTGATAAGCATTTCATCGGCTTTACGATTGGACCACCCTTCATCAAGTTTCTTCTTTTTCCGGTAATCCTTGATTTCTTTTTTAGTTCTGGCAAGGCAGATACCAAGCTTCTTTGCTTCGTAGTTATCAACTCGTTCAATACTGCTCAATCTTTCTTGTGGATTGATTTTTTCTGCTAATCTAATAAGCCAGTTTGATATTTTTGTCTTCATGATTTTAAGTTTTAAGCCAGCAGCGTAAACATCTGCCTACACTGCTTTAAACTTTTCTACAACTTGGCAGATAGGCTATTGTATAGTTTCCCAGTCCTCTGCAAACACATCACTAATGGATGGTACCCACGAATCAGCACGTCCCGTATTCTCGTTATAGATAAGGCACTGACTTGTATAGTCAATGAACCCTTTGCCTTCCAGAATAAGGTCTTTTGCGGATTGCGGAAGAGATTGCATTTTTGGAATAACATTACTCTCTATGTGTGCAGGGACTTGTTTGAATACCATTAATCCTTTACCATTCCAACCACTTCTACGAATAGCAAGACCAAATTTCAACGCTTCAATAGCTATACCGAAAGACATTCTTGGAAGCGTGGTAATACTTGTTTCACCTTTTGCAATAGCCATTATTTGTTCAAGAATTGCAGCATATCGTCCCATAAGTTCACGCTGTAATGAGAGCAGGAAAGCCGGATAATTTTCCTTAATAGCTTCACGGAATTTCTCGGAATCTACAAAAACTGCACACTTCTCGAACTTTTCCATCAAATCAGAATGTTCAATATACAAACGATCAAGGAAAGTGCCAGCCACTTTGTATGCCTTTTCAAACACATCTTTAGGACTCCAACTTTCATAACCATTTTCATAGCGGACATGATAACCGGGAACATCTCTATAACTTTCCGTTCTCAATAATCCTGCTTCACAAGCTTCTGCCTCTGTCATAGGCTCGGCTTCAATCTGTTTTGTTCCAATGTACTTTTTCATACATCTGTAGTAATTAAATTATTCTCCAGGAGTATATGTACCAGTAATCGAGGCAGTGCTATCATCATCCAAATGTGCCGTACCTGTAATGGTTGTTCCTATAATACTCAATTCAATAGACGTTATTTTTGCACCTGTTTTACCTTTCTCTCCGTTAGTTCCGTCCTTACCATTTTCCCCGTCAGCCCCTTTTGCACCAGTCTCACCTTTTAGGTTCTTGAAAGTAAAATTCAGATTGCCCTCCTGCAAGGCAACGGAAACTTCGGGGATTCCCGTATTAGCATCCACGCTTGCCGTAGCACCGGTAACAGTTTGACCTCCACTTCCGTCTTCCGGTTGCACGACCACCATTTTTGCCGCATTAACCTGCGTCTTACTGATGATACGTATCATCATTCCAACAGGTATATTCAAATCAAATATCCTCTTTCTACAATCAAAATCCAACTTATCGTATGAGCTTGGTTCCATACCTGGCATGTAACGATAAAAAACAAGATTATCTGCCGTATTATTATCAATCTGAATCACACACTTGCCTTTTGATTCAAAATCAGCTACATACAAACCTTCTTTTTCATTAAATTCAATATTTTCCATACTATTAAATGTATATATATTTTTAATCAATTCTTTTACAAAATTTTTATATACGAGATAGCATTTATACAAAGGTAACACTACTACAACTCTTCATCTTCATAAGTCATCTTTGCACTCATGACACCCACCGAACTTAGTATCTTGATAGAAAGCCCTTGTTGTACGTCAAGCTCAAAAATCATATTGTCATTGAATTGAGCGGCAGGATATTGATACAATAGCGCATAATCCATTCCTTCCAACTTTGCGTATATACTAAGTGTGCCACTTTTCTCTCTGTCTATCTGTATTACACATTTCCCAACAGAGGTAAATTCGCAGGAATATCCCTGTTTTTCTTTATTAAATTCTAGAGTATCCGTTTTTGCCATAATATTTATATTTTAGATTATTATTCTGATTGTTCAAATATGTTGCTCACTCTGATTCTAGAAGCAGTTTCATCTTCTTTTTGAATTTGAGAGAGAGTCTCTTGCGGATCGGTAGAAATGCCCAAGTTCTTGATGGCCTCTAATTGACTGACAACCGCTTTTCCCCCACTGGCTGTAACCCACTTCTCTATTTCTGACTTTTCATCATTTTGGATAAACGGAGTAATAACATGCTCAACTTCAACATTATCGACTTCACCTTTCCACGTAACATTCATCATTTTCAAGAAGGCCTTAATTACACTACATTCGCGTTCAAATGCTTCTATCCACGCTCCGCTTTCGTCTCCAACCTTTAAATGAGCGTCAGTAAGTAAAGTCTGCCTTGCATCAAATCCGATATTGCCGAGAGATTTCATGTTTTCAAAAGAGATATCTGGCATTTGTGATTGTGACCAAAACAATTTAACAAGAGTGTCAACATGGTATTTTAATGCCTCGATAGATTGTGCCCACGAAACATAGGCTACATCCCCATTTTGTTCTACGCGATAAACTCTACGACTTTCTCCTTTATTCTCACTACCCTTTATCCCACCAGCTATTTTTAGTATAGGAGCGGAATTATACGCGATTACATCGCTATTGCGTGAAAGGGTATATTCTATTTCTTTTCTGATATAGGAAAGCCCGTGATAAATAGGTACCGAACAATAGGCGTAGACTCCTGGTATTTTTAGAATAGCAACCGGTTCTGATTTGACTAATTCCCATCCGCTACCCTCCTGTTTCCACTTATAATGCATGTTTGCTGTATATGTCTCAAAAAAAGTAATTTGTTCATCTTTGACCTTTTTTGTGTATTCAAAAGACATTGCGATCATATCACCAAGTTCATCAAGTAAAGGATATAGCTTAACACCGTCCATTGGTGAGTAGGTCTTACATTTTAGTTTATATTTACTTGTAAAACCATATAGAGTATTGGGGCTCTCAACTGTGTACCAAATAGTGAACACTTCACATGATGCAAAGTAAGCATTACCTCGCTTAATATTCTCACTATCAATACGAGCATACTTGTATATTGCCTCGATCGCTTTTGCTATTTGTTGTCTGGTAGGATTACCCTCTATATTGTGATATATACGTTTTACCGGAATAGAATACATGAACTCTGTTATTCGCTTCGTTAGAAGCTTTTCAAGACCAACATAGATACGTGAAGCTTGCTCTACCGTACCGTCAGACCTTACCTTGTTTTGACGAGTAACAGTATCAGTAACTATGTCGTGCATCGTTGGTTCATAGTCTTTGATAAGTTTATCCCATGAGGGGACACAGACTGATTTCTCTTTTAAGTCGTTGATAATATTATCAACAGGTCGGGTACTGTCTAATATAGCGGTTATTTCATCCATGGGCATGTTCCGTACATCTTCATACGGTAATTAGTTGAACAACAATAAATACCTTCCAAAAGGGACCGGATAAAACAATACGTATACCCGAGAACGTGAAAGGATACGTTAGCATCAGATGCTATGGTGCAAATATAACAAAAGTGACATTTACTATGCCACTTTTAAACAAAAAAAATAATAATATTTATCTAATAACCTACCATTTTTACAGCTTCATGCATATAATATGGAAAGTTAATGCCAGCAATTTCACCAGAATATCCACAACGCCATAATTCAGCTTGCCAATCCTGGATTTCATTACGTTCATCAATATTGTGCCTTTTCATCAAATCTCGCATAATGGCACAATCTTCGTACCTTTCCATAACTTTAGCAGAAGAATAAAGATTGAGTAAGACGTATTCTCCATAAAGAAGGAGTACTTTTTCAAATATATCAAGTCGATCTTGTGTCATATCTATTTTTAAAAGTCACACATTATAGTATATTTAGTTTGCAAAATCTTTAGGACTTTTTCTGTTACATGAATTATATCTTCATTATACCTTCTTACGTTTCTGCCATATCCTTTTATATCTTTGCTTATCTTCTGGCGAAGTGTAGCATTTTTAGGCAAACTGATTTCATAGAAACTGCCATCAATTGAGGTTATCAACATATCAGCTTTCTTCTTTTGATAATCCAGTTCAGTTTCTTTGTATTCACCTTTAGGAATGAAATTGGGATTGGGAACTAAATAGCCTTCTGCTACTACATTGCCATTTATATCATATACTTTCATAATCGTGTGTATTAAGCGTTAATGCCAATTGATTTTCTCATAAAGTCACTTGCTTGCTCTACTGACATATTCAACCGCTTTTGAATCAGGATAAGCATACAGCTAACCTGTTCTTTTGTATCTAAGTTACCTTGTACAAACTCTGACATGATGAACTTTTCTATTATTCTCTGTTGGATTGTTGTTGCTTTCATTGCCCTTGTCTTTTAATTGTTAGTATTATTGGTTTCTTTTTGTATTGTAAAGATGATAATTATCAACGAGTTATCCAAACATTTGCACTTTTATTTTTACAACAAACCTCTCTAAATCAAAGATTTAACTTTTGACATAGAACAAAAATGGCACCGACTTTCACAAGCCAGTGCACATAAGAGCAATGAAAACACAAAAGAAGTGTTTTCGGTTACAAAGGTACTAAAAGAAACACAACTACAAAAAATCTTTGAGCAGCTCTTCATCGCTAATAAAGCTGTAATCCCTAGGATAAAATGTATTCGCTAATGCATCCATATAGTCAGGAGAACGCTTGATACGTTTTTTTATGTCTTCTTTAGCCTCAATGATAATCTTTCCATTACTGAGAAACTTCCATTTAGTTTCAGTCGCTTCTTCCATTAACTGGTCACATGGAGGTAAAGCTGCACCAAATCCATTTTTAGGATTGAGCCAGTCGCGCAAAGCCCAATACAAATATGCGCGCATATTGGCAAATTCATATTCTCCGGTAATATCATGCAATCCATCCGCACCTTCTGAATATTTACATGAAAAAGCATTTGTAAATTCTTCTTCTAACAAGCGGGAATAAACACCTGCCCCCTCTCCTATCGTATCAATAAATGCTTTAGCTCCCCTCTTCTTCAAATAGGGTATCGCCATACCGACTACATGCATATGGTCTGCTCGACCAGCGGATTGATGTACTTCAAATTGCGCCACATAGTTACCATATCGAGGACAAAGTACACTATTGTCGCGTCCCATACCAGCCACGTCAACACCTAACTTGCACGATTTGGATGGAATGAAGCCGCTTGCCTGTAATTCCTGCCAATTTCTGTTTGCTATTTCTATCCATTCATAAGGTATAAGTACATCCTCGGAAACTTTAGGGAACATACCTCTGACCTTGACACGGAAAAGATCATTTGGACGATATAACTTACCTTCCCATGTAAAATCTCCCTCTCCCTCATTGAAATCTGCTTTCTGTAACAGAGAACACCAATTCTCAACTTTATCCTTAACCCACTCGTAGTTTACCTGTCCTGGAATTACAGCTTTCTTAGATACCACATTCTCCGCATTAAGAGAATCCAAACGAAATTTTGCAAAACGCTCCGACTTCATAGCGCGTGCGGCATAACCGGTAGTAACATTCGGATTAAACACGATAAGCAAACGAGAATTACCTTGTAAGTTACCTTCAATGGCGTTATACGTTGATTCAGAAATACCAGAAGCTTCGGTAACAACAAACATCGTATTTACAGCGTGAAAACCGGACCATGCTTCGGTGTTATCATCACCCGCCTTAAACCCCGTCAGGAACCACTCTTCGTAATCAGTCTTTATACCTGACGACAACAATCTTCCCGGAAGGAAACCTGCATTCCTGTATAAACGTGAGATTTCCGGAATCATAATATTTTGTACTTGACGAGCGGTAGGCGCTGTCATAGCAATTTTAGTGTTTTTAGTCAACTTCCCATCTTTCCAACGAGGAGTAAGATACATGAAACACAAAGATGCACAGGCCGCCACGAAGTCCTTACCACGAGCTGTTCCCGATGCAACAGCTGTCATAGGATTGTACTGCACAGATGAAATAATATCCTGTTGCTCCTTATCCAAACGAGCTTTAAGAGCATCACGCACAAACCTATTCCAGTCTTCTGTCCATGATTTGATTTTCCGCAAAGATTTTTCATCTGCTATTGTCATTCTTCATCATCTGGCAATTCCTGCATAAGTTTTTCAAACGGGTTCACGTTCAAATCCTGTTCAATCTTCTCTACGTAGCCTCTATCACGAAGCTTAGTTTTACTTAGCCAAATAAGCATAGTATTGTCCTGTTCCGTAATAGCTTTTGTGAACATACACGTTTCTATTTTGTCTTTGAACGCTTCTTCAACCTCTTCCCATTTCGCTTTAAACTCGGGGTCATTTTCTCTCCATTTATAAGCAAGAGAACGACATATACTTGCGGCCTCGCATGCTTTCGTCACATTAAGAAGTCTTGCATCAAGGGCTTTTAGAAACAATGTTTTCTTTTGCCTTGTATTCAACCTGTATTTTCTATCTTTCTCCATCCGCATTACCCTCCAATACATTATTTACAATTTCCAACATTTTGCAAATACTCAAAGCCTGGGCCTTGATTTTATACTTGGCTTGTACTTTAGCCGATACTTCATTCAACCGGTGCATTGTATCCATATCTACCAAAGTAAGATTGCCAAGTTCTTTTTCAGAATAGCAATCCAATGTTTCCATCAACTTATCGAATGCGGTTTTCTGCGTATCAACAAACATAAGAGTTACCGGGACGATTTCGTTATTCGGCATTTCAACCGTATAGTTAATGTCCTTCACACTTTCCAGAACTTCATTACTGATATGCGCATATTCTTTCAGTGCGACATCTGTTATTTCATCAAGCAATTGCTTCAAAATCTCCGCATCGTCTTGCCCAACTATACTGTTATGTGACAATTGTGTTGCCAGCAACCAATCGTTTGTAGTCTCCTCTTCATCTATGTACATAACATGGATGGAAGTAAGCCCAGCCATTTTTGCCGCTTGTGTTCGGTGATTACCACTCACCACCGTATAAGAGCCATCCGAATGCTTTACACAGAATGGTACAGACGATAATTGACCGTCTCTACGAATGTTATTCACTAAGGCATTAAACGTGTCCTGCTGCATGAAATGCGCATTTTTCTTGACCAGTTTAATGTCAGATAATTGCACTTCCGCTATCTTGAATTTTCCCATATATTATTCCTTTCTCGGCTCATCACCGTATTTTTTCACAAAATCTTTTAAAATATCATCTAAGTTGCCACGAATGCCTGCATCTTGTATGTAATGGAGTTTACCAACACAGCGTTCATGCAGTTTAAACACTCCCCGATACTTCATACTTACCGGTTTATCGGTAAATACAGAAGTAGCAATCACTCCACATTCATGTTTATATCTTATGTCCAATTCATCTTTGAACTCTGACGAAAGTACACCCATAATTAGCAATCTACTCAATTTGGGCAATGGATGGTCTATCACGAAATCCGACTTCATCCAAACTGCATCCATGCCGTATTTGCTTACCTTCAGGAAATCAAACATACAAGCCCCAAACACATAATCATCCAAGAACCATAAGTAACAGAATGGTGCAGAACCGAGGAGAATACCCTTTTTCAAGTAAATCATACGCAGATAATCAATCTCTGCCATAGAAGCACGTACAAACCGGAGTTTGCTTTTATCCGTAAGCATATAATCATCCGGAAGCCGTTTATATTTTAAAGGAACGATAGTTCGCTTGTTAAAGCTACTATCTCCGCTTTCTACCACATTAGACCAAATATATGTGCGTTGGTCTTTGAATACCTCTCTTCTGCCCATAAATCCATGCTGCGAGAGAGCCATGTAATTAACTTGTTCTTCATCTATTTCTGCATATTTCGTTTTAGTTCTTTCTTGAGATCCAAAATCATCCAATAAGAAACGCTGTAATGCGTTGCTTGTAGCTTTCATGCCGGAATGAAATTCATTCTGATAGATTAGTATATCATCCTCTTTATAGTTAAGAATCGCATCCGATATATCAGCACAATAAAGCACTTCAATAGACTTACTTTTAAGGTTATCTACTAGCTTTTGATAACGTTCCGTATACTTCTTATGGTAATGCTCTAACTTTGCCATAAAATCGTCATAAAGCGATTTGTGATAAATATCCTGTGAATTCTTATGCTTTTTGATGGCATTAAAAAGGTGAATAGTGGCAATAATTTCAGCAGGATTTTCAGATTTAATACTTAGAAACTCATATTCTTCATTAAAGCGCAGTTCTTTTATTTCTCCCTTGATTGCTTTATACATCATGTAGATGAAATATTCTTTTGTATACACTTTAATATCTCGATTAGTAAGCACTTGCTCTATATCCATATAATACGAGTTTACCACATGGGCTACATCGAATTTGGAAGCCTCTTTCTTGATAAAGGAAAGCATACGGTTGGATTTCTTAAACATGGAGCCTACTATTGTAACATTATCCGAGTGTTCTGCTGCCCAAAGTAACGGTTTATGTCTTTGGGGAACCTTAGAATAGTCTATATTGAACACTTCAAGGCACCTATCAATTGTGGTGAGTTGCTTATACTCTTCCATATCTTCATGCAGGTAGGCGTACTCCACAAACGAATACATGAATTTGATTGTTTCCAGTATTTTATCGAAATCCCAGGAGCTATTGAAGATCCTAAATTCTGCCGTTCCTATCTTTTCAATAGAACATAAATTAAGCCAGTACCGGATGTGTCCTCGATCTGAACCATTGCTAAAAACTTTCAGTAGATTCTCAATAGTATCTGCTTCCAATACACGCTTCACTACATCCCAAGGAGGGCTTGGTACGAGATATTTTGTTTCCCACCACTCCGCAATATCAAATATCCGTTTGATTGGATATGCAGTATAATAAGAGAGGACAAACATACGCTTGATAACATCCAGGTCCATATCCTTGATGTACAGATGCGCATCAAAGCCTTCATTCCACATAAGATAGCTTCCCGCATCTTTCATGGTATGAATGAAGTCTTTCAACTCCTGAAGGTCTTCAGCGCAGTAATGGTATGGACGGGTGTTTATCTCACCACCGAACTGGCCGTGATGCGTAACTGCCGAACCATCCGAATTGTTCATCATGGTCAACTTGTTGTCCGTCCACTTGTAACCGGATGGAAGCGGGATGCGTTGTTTGTCACCATCGGCAAACTCCAGTTCCATGCCAAATGTACGATTGGATATATAATCAATCCAAGGTTTATCTATATTCATGTTCTGCATATCTCAACTTGACTAATGATTTATAATTGGGAACAAACGTAACCACATCACCAATGCAATAATCTGAGACATGGTCACACTCCATAATTGAGTATTCACTAGAACTATCTACAAACTTCAAATTGGTACAATCACTAATTTGACACTTATCTAAGTCTACCATTGAATAGCCACAATCCAAAATCAATTGATTACGTTCTGGGTAAATACCTATAACCCTTGTTTCGATTTCTATGCCATTAAGACCTTTTCTCACCTCATAATCACAATATGGGATTGTGCCAAACAGCATATATTCACCAATACGAACATCGCTTATGAATTCTGGGATCTTAGTTTCTTGTCCAAGCCAAAAGCTACCACCCAAACTAATAGATTCAATATTATCGCGTAGGCTTTTCCAAATACGGTACAATTCTTTTTCCGAGGGATGGTTTTCATTCAGACATCCAGAAGTAATCAAGCCATATATATGGGAGCTTGAAATCATTCTTATTTCATTGGCCAACTTACTTGCTTCATAACAACTTAAACCTTCTCTATTATCACAAGCATTAATCGGAATGTAGAAATTATGTATTCCTCGACATGCGATACCATTGATATTAAGATATTGCCAAACATCAGTAAATGATGTCACCACGGCACCACTATTATCTTTTGTCGCTTTGCCAATAGAATAACATATACTATCTTTTAAATGAAGCCCAAAAATCTTATTGTTTATTTTATCCGCGATATGTCCATAAATATCCTCGTAGAAATCTTTGAACATTAACGAGATAGGAACATTAATAAAGCTTTGCGCCTTTTCAATGTTCTCTATTATATTCTTGGTATAGACAACAACTTTCATAGTTCCCATTTTAAGATTAAACGTTCAATCCCTTTGTATTTGCTATCTCGTTTAAAAGAAAATCCTGCATTAATGAAACTCTTGATACTTGCTTCATTTTTCGGTGAGACCATGGCATAGATTTCCTGGACCCCATTAGATATTAATTTAGCAATATTAGAATTGAGAAGTACGTACTGGAATCCATTCCCTCTGTAATCAGAATGAACAAAGCATTTATCCACATAGGCAGTACCGTATTCTGTGAAGTATGCAAGAGAATAGGCAGCCAGTTTGTCATTTACGAATAACCCATAACTGCAACCTGATTCCAAGCATTTGGCTATGTCTTCCGGCTCTGATGCGAAACACATATCTGGATTGCGAAGAAGCGTCTGCTCCATCTTTTCAATATCTGATATATCAGACATAGATAAAGATTTGACCTGCATCTTGTACTCTATGCTTCCCTTCTTTATTGGGAACAGCGGTTCGTAACGGTCAATCCATGCTTTTGAAAGGAATGTGTCTATATCATTTTCAGGCAACAGCACTTTTCTGTAATTGTTGAAAATGTCTAATACAAACTCCTTATGTTTAGCAAGTTGTTCATTATTTAGCGGACACTTACCACTACGAAACACAAAACTTTTTTTCACTGATTTTACCCACAAAGGATAAGTACGACACATAATAGGCTTGTAACCATTGTCACATGATTTGCAGTCCTTAGCGATACATTTTACCTTTTTACCGCCAAAGTAATCATCGTCTATAATCTGTAAATGGGAGATTTCTTTTTCATGCCCGTCAAATTCATGGGGCAAAATTACAATATGTCCGTCTGATCCGAACGAACAACACTTCCAACCACAGCCGGAGTTTTCACATGCTCTTATTAGTCCTTTATCGTTCATATATTTAAGTTGTATATAACTTCATATACATTTTGCACTAAATGCCTACCGGGCGTATTCCCGGCAGGCTTAACACAAATCTAACCATTCCTCAAGCTACTTGCAAGAACACCTATGCAATTTATTCGGCTTCTTTCAGTCGTGTCAGATGGCAATTTCCATCACCCCGTAAACTGTACAAGCTTTAATGTTCTTGCTTTTGCTTATCGCTACTATAAGGGTTGAGGGATAAGTAGGAGTCGAACCTACACAAGTATCGTCCAGTTAAGTTTTCTGCTTGCCCTACTAACTGTCTCTGGCACGGTCTTGATGACTTCCATTTCTATGCGCACTTGGAACTTCCGTTCATTAGTCTTAGCACCCTATGACCATTTTATCCCTTAGTGGTGGTAGCAGGGATCGAACCTGCATGAGTGGTGTTTTTGCGGCTTTCTGATTTTAAGTCAGTCATTCCTAAGATGTCTCGCATGTTGCCGGTTTGGTTATTAACGGTTATCATGGAATTTTTCACCTCACATCTTGATTAGCGTCTACCAATTCCGCCATACCACCAAATTTGCGTGTCTTTCCACGCTGTCAGATTGTTACAGTACCGACTAAAGAAAGGAGTCGAACCTTTCTGTTACTTACCACAACCTCAATCAACGAGCCGAGTTGAACGGCATTCGCGGAGATGCAGAGTTCCGACCTCTATTCGTTTTCACGAACCTTCTGTTTAGCAAACAAAGCCTGCTCCTTGCAGGTTGCTATCTCCAATAAATGACACAGGCAGGACTTACACCTGCATGATAGGGGTTTCACGTAGTTTTATTGACCGTTGGTGTAGTTTCGCCAACCCATACATTGTCTTTTTCATTTTACACGGGACTCCTGTTTATTTCCGTCAATCTTTCGATTGCACTCTGTCACATGTCCGACTACCCGCAACCTATCTATAAGTATGTCTCAGCTTTAGCGTCTCTCATTGTTCCGCCACTGTATCATTCGAGCGGAAACAGGGAATCGAACCCCACTCTTTGGCTGGAATGCCAACGCTCTACCAATGAGCTATTCCCGCAAATGCTTGTCTATTCCAAGCTGCCAACATTATGAACCGCCATGTAGTCACAGTCAACATTCACATGATTTTGTGAAGATCCACCTTGATTGATACCCTTTGGACTTATATGGGTTTTACCATACTCTCTCAATCTACTATTTTCTTCTATATATCGGTTGCTCCCATAACAACCTCAAATTTTAGAAAATGGTGCGTTCATTGATACAAGACTGTGGGAACTCAAGGATTCGAACCTTGTTCTTCGGATTTTCAGTCCGACGCATAGACCATCTTTGCTAAATTCCCTTTTAACTATGCTGTCAAACCACCGCTTGCTTGGCAAATTTGACAGCATCCCATCAAACGCTATTGACGGTTGGCTAATAATTCCGGATTGTCATAAATATTACCTGCATATCTAATTCCGAACATATCCATCATTTGCCCTATTGGTTTGTTCCCAAGATTTTGAGACAGAACTTCTAATAGCACAAAAGAACCGATTTTATCACTATACACTACCTCACATAATACGCCAGCACATTCAACTAAATCATGCTCATATATTTCTTTTCCGTTCTTATCAAACAATCCGGTAAATTGCCCGACGGTCTCTGGATTTACTTCATACTCAATGAAGGACCTTTTGCCTTTCTGCTGTAAATCGCCATATACCCACATTGAGGTATTAAGACTTTTGCCCCTGAATTTAATTACTCTATTCATATCTCAAACAAACTTGCTTGTTCGTATTTAGGTTCTTTTTTTTCAACTACTCCAAACTCTGTTATTTCAATGCCAGTCTTTTCGGTAAGCCATTTTGCCAAAATATGACGATGGCAGAAATCACCCGGTTTTTCGTAACAGCAGAGAGCGACGTCTTTGTCTTCACTGAGTCGCTGGATAGTTTGAATCAATTCTTGCGGATTGACTTTTGCAAGGACATCATTCAAATACATATTCGTGTACTCTTCATAAGTCCATTTATCATCCAACATGTATCTTCTTGGTGCCACCTCTATGATCTGAGGTGCATTATAAAATCTTGGCTTCCCTAGCGCAACACATATCATTTTTACGTTTGCAGCTGCTAGTTTTCTGTAATTCCCGAAATAACTTGTGTAAATCCTCATTGCTTTAATTTTATGGTGTAAAAATACAAAATATGAAGTAAAAACAATCACTTTTAGTCATAAATTTATCTAATTTGATGATTTTATTGTCTCAACTTTGTAGCATTTCATCATGTGATCTGTTTCGCACCCCATATTGAAGATGTTACCTAGATAGTACTTGTGAGCTTCTTGCTCTGATAAGTTAATAGGAGTAATGAAGTAGTCTTCATTACCTTGTTCATCTCTTAAATACACTTTTACAGTTGTTTTCATTGCTTATTATTATGTTGGTTATGTGATTTTATACTTGCTTCTTTTAGTTTGTTGAAATAATCAATCCGCTCTTTATCCTCTTCCCGCAATTGTTGGGAACATTTTTCTATGCTATCTCTTTGGTCCTTACTAAGCATATCTGCATGCTTAGTCCATTCAATTGAACCAGCAGGGATAAATTCAAAATAAGGGAAAAAATTTGTTTCATATGAAAATCTAACTATTCTAGCATATTCCCTCAGATCGTTTGTTCCCAGGTCTTTGGAATTAGGGCTCTCTATTGATTCACATACAATTACCATACAAGGTTGGTATAAAAATACGATTTTATTTGCTTTCATTGATTTTAATGCTAAAAATGTGGATCAATATAATGACTTTGATAATGAAGCATAAGCAAAACACCATCCTTGTACGCTTGCCCATCTGCCACCCAACGGCCATTTCTTCTTTTAGTAAATACCTTTGCACCACCTTCAAGTTCTGGTAAAATCCTATAATCACCAGCATAGTAGTCGATACATTCCGTTTGATTAAATGTAACCTCAATCTTGCATGGAGAAATAATCTTGGTAACAGTAGCTGCTCTCCTATCAGAATAGTAACATACGGTACAACCTAGCCCGACTTCGGGAACTAAATTTCTGATGGCTTCTGTCTGTTGTCTATCTTTTTCTTCTCTCCATTCGGAATACTTAACCCCATCTGGGCATTTTCTGCTTTCGATTTCTCTCAGGATAGCAAAGCTTTCTTTGCTTGTTAATTTTTTCAATGTTTTCATTTCTCTATATTTTATCCGTTATACGTTGCTGTTATTTCTTTAGCATGAAGTTCTTTTTTCAACTCACCGTTCTTGTATATTCTTACAGATACGATTCTAACCGTATCGGACAGGAAACGTCCACAATCTTTTGTCACATTTTGCTCTAACTTAAGTGCCTTCGCTAAATCTTTGGTACGCTTTCTTATGGTGCTCTTGAATCCAAAAACGATATCTTCTGTATCAATCTCAAACTGGTAGGTATTAGAGTGTAATATCTGGTTAAGCTCGGATGTCATTTGTTCTATCTTGCTCATATTATGCTGATTTAAGTGATTCAAGAACTCTCATGTTTTCACTATCCTTACTTACAATGAAACGATAAACCCAACCACCTTGCGACAATTCATTTTTAAATTTTAAGCCCAAAGAATGAAGTTTATTAGAAACCATTTCAATGTCCTTACTTCGATTGAACAAAGAAGCAACTCCTATACCATAAGATGCAGGATATATGCTAATACTATGTTTATCTGCTATCTTTTGAAGATATTCGTACAAACTTTTATATCTATTCTCTTTACTGATTTTATCAAGCACCCATTCAACAGTGACTTCTTTTTCCTTTGGAGTTTTAAACGACTTGCAGAACCAGTCATCCGAGTGACTTTTTGTTCCTATACCTATGTGGGTAGCACTATTATAATCGTTCATATCGACAAAACCGTACCTATCATCTGCCCAAACATTGTAACCAAGTTGGTTCAATTTGCTAATTGTTTCCTTTGTAATATTCATTGCTCTAATATTTATATTGTACTTCAAATCCATGTTCTTTTGCAAGCTTTAGTAACTTGCTAATACGGCTTTGTTTGTCATAAACAGATATGGAAGATTTACCATTTATTACTTTAAATGTCTTTTGTTCTATTTTAAAAGTCATTGTTTTCATTGCTCTTATTGATTAATTTGTTATTTTTGATATGTAAAGATACAAATAATATATTGATTACCAATAAGTTAAATTAGAAATATGCATGGCTTAAACTTTGTTTAACTATTTCATTTTCAAGTACTTCGATGTAATAATAGACTTGCTTTTCTCTATCTCCTTGTCGATGTCAATTCCAAGTTGGCGGTAGAAAGAAGAATTACCAGAAAGACTTTCACTTGCTATTTTCAAGGTTCTCTGTTCTTCTTTGGTAAACCCTATGCGAAAGGTAGAGAATATTGCTAGTGCGGCTTTTAAATCACCGCACTGGAGTAATGAAATCGCTTTATTGGTTTTCGTTTTCATCTCCCCACAACTTTTTAGCCAGTTCGTAATTCTTTTGTGCTTCATTAACTGCTTTCTTGGAATAAGTAAGAGTATAAGCATGTTCACGCGGATATTTGCCAGACTTTACACCTTCATGGTATTCTTTCGCTTGTTCCAACTTGTGTTCGTAGAAGTCAATGCTTTCCGGCATAGACAAATTGATCGTTTTGGCACGCTTCTCCCAATATTGAGCCACTCTTTCATGTTTATTTGCCTTATCACTAAGCTCAACGCTTTTCCCCATGTTATTCCAAGCATCCTCAATCGCTTTTCGGTGCCGTTTCTCACTATAATGTCCGATTTTGATTGGCTCTCCAAGAGAAAGAAAATCTTTGTCTTTGTTCGAGCGATTGAAATACTCCTTACTCTTTTGCGTTGCCGATGACGCCCATTCATGCCTGCGTTCCGCTCTTTGCTTCGCCCATTCCTGAACATTGAAGCCGTCAGCCCGGACGATGGAGTAATAGTAAAAACCATCTTTCTCGAAAATCAGATTGAAAACTATGCTTTCGTTTTCTTTACCATACTTGGTGGCAACTAGGATTTCCTCACCTCTTTCGTGCTTTTCTTCGCACTTTGCCAAAAATACGTTTGGCGCAAACTTGTGATATGTATTCATTGCTCTTATGTGTTATACAGGGCTTCTGTCCTGCTGGTTAAACTTAGTTTATTTCGCAATAAGGTTGCTCGCCTCTAATAACTCTCTTTGCATCTGCAATGCTATCATACAGCTTTGCTTCATCATTGTCTATGATTACAAATTCTTGATGAAAGCCATCTTCAAACATTGTTATTGTGTGACCTTTGTAACTTACTTCTTTTATGATATTCTTTGTTGCCATAATCGTATATATCTTTTAATTGTTAGTATTATTGGTTTCTTTTAGTATTGTAAAGATAGTCATTATCAATGAGTTAACCAAAACAAAACAATCTAAAAACTTTTACTTAAACTTTGTTTAACTTACTAAATAACAAGCAATTAATCAACCAATTCAAACTCATATACCCATACGTAGGGATTAGACTCCCATGTACCTCTACCAGAAATTTTGTCTATTAATACGGAAAAAGCTTCTTGCGGAGTACAATATGGTTGGTAGGAAACAGGCAGATAATAAGCATCCAAGAAATGTGTTTCTTTTGAGCCGCATTGCCCCTTCACTATTCCCTCACGTAAGCAATCTGTATCAGATATACCCTTTAGGCGCTCGACTTTGATATCAGTAATACGGATATGATGTAGCATTAGATCAGATCTAACAAACATTTTGTTACCCCATCCTGGATATAATTTCAGTCCAGGTAACAGTTCTAAATAAGCTGCATTTTTACCATTTCGGTGAAGCTGGTCAATATCCCTATAGCATTGCGCAATAGCAACCACTTCGCCTACTTTGTATTTTGGAAGTATTTGGCCCCCATCAAATTCCCTTTCGTCTGCATCGTACATACAAGGATAATCAACTATTTTCCTGTCAGATTGCTGGATATGCACATTGAATCCTGCAACCCATTCACCTCTAAAGGTTCTCGGACAAGTTATTGCCCTTCTCGTCATCGTCTTCCGACCGTCAAGAACAGCCTGTGCAAGTTCATATTTATCATTAAAAAGTATCTTTTTCATAATTCCTCCTTCATCAACTCCGGATTATCATAAATGTTTCCTTTAACTACAAACATTTTGCATGTTTGTTGAAGAGCATTTTCTACAAAGCCATCCCATCCAACCCAACATCCTTCTTGGGTACACCATTTAACTTCAAATGAAAGTCCTATGCGATGTTTTCCAATCGTTGTAATATAGTCAAGTTGTACAATGTCACCTCCATATATTTCTTTTCCGTTTTTGTCGAATAAACCAGTAAATTGCCCGACGGTCTCTGGGACAACAACAGAGATTTCATTATGAAGCAACTCAACGGCAACATGCTTGCCGGTAGTAATCTCACAATCTTTTTGAGAGCCATGATATATAATATATCCTCCAGCAATATGAAGCAAATCTCCATACACCCATTCACCACCATTAACTCTTTTTCCTCTAAATATTATTTCTCTGTTCATGATTAATATCTTTCCCCGTTCAACATAGGTCTTAATTCATTATATCTTTGTTTCTGTTCAATATGCCAGAGCAAATCAATATCAAGATGCTTAGCAAGTCCGAAAATCTTAATTAGAGAGTAGGATATATCTCTATCAATAAGATTTTTAGTAATAGACTCTGTGAATGTTTTTCCAATGAATATATGCGAATATTCTTCAAGCACTTCATCATCCAGACAATCGTTTTCTAACTCAATGTTACGTAGCCCGCATAGATCCAACAATCGTATAGCAGCATCGGCAAGTTCATCGGGAAGTGAATCTTTTACATTATTTTCAAACGAGCACTTAAATCGTTTTTCTTCCTCTACTAATGCAGAATAACGATTGTATTCCATCTCAAAACGTGACTTACATCTATTACCTAATCTTCCTTTCCTGTCAGCTTCTACAGCTTCGGAAAGCTCTGTGATCACTAACATTAAGCAATGTTCATTACTTATTGGTTCTGTTTTAAACGTTTATAATTTACTATAAATCAATATCAACCACCCAATAATATTTAATAAAAAGGACATCAGGGTTGAATCGTCCCTGTCTCGAAAGTTAACCACAATCGAAGCAATAAAGACAAACATTGCAGCCAAACGAAGAAGTATTCTTGGGTCCATTTTACTAAGTTTTAATGGTTACTTATTCTCAAAAACATGCGCAAATACACACTTTTCATCCGACAGCTCCAAATCAAGTTGCGACGGGAACCGTTTGATATAATTATAAAACTCAAACATCTTCTTGTCATCATCACCGCAGCGATCTATTAACAATTTAATAAAGGCAAGAAGACAATCCGAATCATTCCCGAAGTTTTCCTGTGTAGATAATTGCGTTTTGTCTACATCTTGTTTCAATTTACGGATCGCGGCTATTGCAGTGTTGAAGTTGCGTTTTGCATCATGACGCAATTCATAGCCTTGTTTTCCCATTTCACTTCTCAAATCGTAGAGAAGCGTTTCCACGACGTCAGTCAACACGTAGGTTAGGTTGAGCGTCGTATTAAGATTTGTTGTTCCTACTAACATGATTTATAATACATTTTTCAATTCCACTTATACGCCATGAACTTCTAAATGGCTGCTTTCCTTTGGTATACAACGGGCATTGTTTGCACATAGGCTTAAGATGCCTTCCGACATTATGAATGCCGTTACAAATTACTGGATAACCTTGAATTATCATCTGTTTGGTTACTAACTTTGTAATTTAGTGAGTAAATAACAGGCATAAGAATAGGTTGTGTGAGCCTGTTGAGTACCACTTCCCTTTCAGTTAATTTTCTAATTGTTTTCATTGCTCTTATATTTTATATATTTCTGATTTACAGGTATAAAGTTACTTATTTTTCCACTTGTAAACAAACGTTACCTGTTTTATTCACAAGGCTTTATCTTTAATTAACCTGTTGACAAACAAGTGCTTCCAATACGCTTCGAAGCTCTTTCAATAGCATCCTTATCCCCACTTTCTACAAGTTTCCGTTCTCGATCAAGATATTCAGCATAAGGAATCATGTTGTTCCCACGTTCTTCTATCTCCTTCTGGCGTTGAATGCGGTATTGCTCTCGTTCATAACGTTCGATGTCAATACGTCGCTCTTTAATATACTCCAGGAGCGAACAAGTAATCTTCATCGGACCAATGGCTCCATAAAACTGCCCATATTTTCCCAACTTGAGCCTGGATATGAAGTTGCATATTTCAGCTAAATTCATCCAATAATACTCACCCAGGACAAGAATACAAAGTTCATCCAGTTGTGAGTCTGCTATACCCTTCCCTTGCTCCGCATAATCGTTTAGGCTGTCAAACTGTACTTTCAGCCACCTGAGTGCATTGTCTTCACCGTACACGGAGCGGATGATGGACAACGAAGGTATGTTGTCATTCATTGCAATATCCGCAAGTGTAAGATTCGACTTCGCAAGTTTCCCTTGCAGGTCAGGATTGTAATCAACCGCCATCCGGGAAGGTGTCGGATATTTCTCCAATAGAGCCAACTGCTTTTCGTTTAGCTTCTTGTTCTGCAAGGAATTTTGCGTCCGCTTCTGCGAACTCAGCCATGAGTTTAGATTTTCTCCGCTCAGAATCAATTCGCTTCTGCTCGTAGATGTTGTTGGTAATTGGTTTTGGTTCATAATTGCCTTTCTTTTTCAGTTCAATATTCAACCAACGGGAGAAATGCGATTTTGCATCCTTAGGAGACTTTCTTTCCTCTCCCTCGTTTTGGAGCTTCTCGAAAAAACGTTTTAAATACATTCCGAACATGTCTATCGTAAAATCCTTATGACCGGAATTACGTGTATTCATCGTTACGATTTCAATCCAACTTCTGTCACATGATAGTTCATCATAGCATTCGCTTAATGTTTTGTCTACAACCTCGGGAGGGGGAAACTTTTCTTTATCTCTCAATAGAGAGATTTCTTTTATTTCCTTTTCCTTTCTTTTCTTTTGTTGCATTTTCACCGAATTTAAAGCAGTTTCTTCGGAAATAACCGGGGTTTTTCCGGAAATAACCCCGGTTTCTTGAGAAGTAACAAGCTCCTTTTCTTCATCAATAAGCAAATATTCAGTAATGCTCACTCTTCTTTTGAGCAGTTTACATATATACAGGTATCGCTCTTGAATCCCTTTTGACGTAATGATTTGTTCGTCATCATACAGTTTCTTGGAGAATAACCCTAGTGTCATGCAGCTTCTGATGACCTCCAGTATATACGCCTCTTCAAACCCGGTTTGTTCCGATATAATGAAGGGCAACTCTTCATCCCACCTCATGTAGTACCCACGCTGGTAGATAAGACATAGCAGGAGAGCATATACTGTTATAGCCTTGCCACTCTGATACTTGATTAGTTTCCTTATTCGTATGTCTTGGAATAAATCAACATCCATTGGGAAATAACTCAAACCTGTCTTATTAGGTCTCGACATAATTAAATCTAGTATTTTAGAAATTAACCAATGGATTTGCCATGTATGCCTATTGTATTCATCTATAAAAAGCGAAGGCTTTCGAGTTTCTATACCCTTGATGTGGTGTTTAGGGTATATACTCCAAGAAAGCCTATTTAATATCCTTTTGTCATCAAACACCACTAAGATGATTCATTATTTTCACGGTGTAAAGCTAAACAAAAGTGACGTAAAAACAATCACTTTAAATCAGTTATTTTTCCGTGATTAACGTTTTTTCAATATCCCTTTCTTTGCAATGCCATGTCCTGCTTTGCAAAGGATATCTGCGTACGTATATTATCTCCAGCATGAACAAGTGTTCGATTTATGCGATCTAGCCATACAACCAACTGATTAGCAGTCACACTTTGGGCTGCAACAAACTTTATTGCAACAGTAGCCGGAACCCGCGATATAAACTCCATGTGCTGCGAATATATATTTGCAGTCACTTGATCCTGATATGCTTTTGCATCAGCTAAGAGTTTCCCTGAACGGGCCAAGTAGACATTTATGTCAGTAAGACGTTCTATTAGTTCTTTTGGGTTATCACTAGCGGTTGTTTCAAGGAATGACTGCATTTTTTCTATTTCCTGTATAATAGGAAGAAGAGGACAGTCATCTATTTTGCACGTCCCTGCACCGTCATTTTTAGGGCAGTATTTACAGTTTATTTCCATACAAGTACTATGCTTTTATTTGAAATGATTAATAAGTTCTTCTACCGTAGCCTTACGCCAATGTGGTAATTGCTGTTCATACGTAACATCCGGACAGGTATTTAAATCCCAATCTCCGACTTTCCATTCTTTAGCAGGGGATTCTATGTAATCCTCAGTACAAATAAACCACTGCATGTAGTTACTATCATCCCTTAATGCAGCTATAGCCAGGAAAAGTTCCTCATTGGTTCCGCAATCACTCCTTCCTTTCTTGGTGACAGCATCTACATTATATATCACCCCATAGAGATTCCCATAAGACGTAATGATAGCTCTCCCTTCTTCGATATTTTTATGACTTCCCTTACCGTCATAATTATGTGCATCTAAAGTCGTATCACCGGAATTAAGTAGGTTATATCCCAGCTCTTCCAATTTTTTACGAAGTTCCTCCGTATTTTTTCTAATAAAACAAGACGTTGTAAATCCCATAACTTTTTATTATTTGGTTTAACATGCTTTCTTCAACTTATTAAAAGGTTTCGGTTTATCAAACCTAATCCCGTCTTTAAACTCTGCTATTAACTGATAAAGTTGGTTTCTATAAATATCACCTTCTTTATAGTCCGTTTTATAATGGTGATTATAAGAACAGTTTTTTAGAGTGGTTAGTCTCTATTTATCGCATTAAGATATACTGCTCCCCATTCTGTCAGTTCCACAGTAACAGTATCATTCAAATCTATCTCTTCCATAATTCATTTCTGTATAGTTTTTAATAATGTTTGATTCTCAGAATTTTATTTATCTTCGAATCGCATCTAACGGTGGGAAGGGCTGACAAATATTTAATCAGCCACTTTCTACCTTTATATTGGAAATTTGATCGTGAATATACTTCACACATATCACCACAGTTCTTTAGTACGTCATCAGGAATATTTTCCCATGTCGTTTTTTCTATAAAACGGTCAACTAAAGGATGTTCATCACATTCTCCCCAATAGTCCCAAGTACAAAAATAGACTTCATCACGATAACCCGGATAGTTAAACGGAGAGCCTTTATGTCTGTACTTCTTTCCTGTCTCTTTATAGGAGGCCCAATACAAGGTTGATAAATCTATCTCAAATCCTTTGCGATAGAGAAGCCGGACTATCCGTTTCTCCTGTTTATTCCAAACTCTATTTATTTTAGGTGTTCTACTCATAATTCAGGTATTGGGTAACTTAACTCGTTAATAGTTTTCATTAGCCAACTTCTATACTGTCCAAGTGTTTGAAAAGTCACTGCTTGCGCATCATTAGCTACAATGCGAATAATTTCCATTTTGACCTTATCTATATGATGGCTTAAAAAATCATCTTTGTTAGATTCCAGCAATTTTTCATATGCACTTACGCAAGATAATTGCTTCCCCTGCCATTCTGCACCACATTGAAAATCTTCCATACAATCAGATTTCCGACTAACATAGTTATCTGGATCAACCTCCTTTAAAACCTCTTTTCTAAACTTTGTTTTATTAGTAGCATAGTCGTATGCTGCTTCTTCTAATGTCTGTTTCATATTACTCTGTTTTACGGTTTTCTCTTAATTTTTCTTCACTGACGGTTGTATTAGAAATGTCGCCAAGATTAGAAATAGCTGTTGTATTACTGGGTTTGCAATACAAACACATTTGGGTAAAAGGTGAATATACCCTTCCACACTTCGGACAAATCCATCCTTGCTGTCCAAACATTCCGTTATACGGATTGATTGCACTTGATTCTTGTTTCATAATACTAATTATTTATGTTGTTAATAAAATTGTTTTATGTACTATTTTCAACTCTATATTACTTTGAATAATCAAAGATGATAGTTATTATTTCAAATCACATGATTCTCTTAGAACCACTTAAAACCGGTAAAACAGTGACAACCATTTTTCAGATTGTCACTGTGTCGATTGGCATCAACTTAAAGTGTCAGACCGAAGCCCCAACACAACTTTCATCTTAGTTAGTTCCTATCCGGCTACCGTAATCGAAGTATTCGATTTTGTTACGGGGAGACCGAGAATCTTTTAAACTATCCGACAGTTCAGATCTTAGCTTTTCGTTTTCAGCTTTTAACCGGTAACACTCCGCTCTGTATTGAGCGCATTCAGTGAATGACTTTAACATTGCTAAGTATTGGCTTATTTCTACCTTAATCATTGCTTTATAGTTTGTATTATTATCTTATTATACTTCCATTAAGACGCTGTGTAGTTCTTATATAGTCATCCAGTAATTCGTGGAGAATGAAGTCTGGATAAACATTGATTGTACCGAAACGCTCAATATTTACCTTGTTGACAGGATACCCTCTTTTCCTACATAAGCGTGCAGCATCATTGCTAAGCTTTGAAATGTCACTCACATAGATCGGTAATTTGTACCTCTGGATATATGATGACATGGTGGAGCACCCATAGTTACCAATGCACTTTGAAGACAACTTTTTTATTTCCTCTTCGAGTGCGCTTAATCTTAGCTCTGTAGTTTTAAGCCTTTTCTCTTGTTCCACATTCGTCTTGGCCAACTGAAGGATAAGTTCTGCTTGGCTCATTTCAACTGTTGAGTTCAAAATATTATCCATTGCTCTAAATTTTAATGTTCTGATTACTCGCTTATCTCTCTAATTGAAAGTTCAGGGAATCTATCACCTTTCACGTGCATTGACATGACATACATATAGCAGAAATCAGCCGCCTGTTCGTATGTTTCGAACTTAAATGTTACGCTTGAACCTTTCTTAGAAACTTCGTATTTCATTGTTTTATATTTTAAAGTGTTAGTTAATCTCCTACATAATGGGCCCCATATCTACCGGTGCTATTCGGATTGTAATATGCCGACGAAGGAATTGATAAATCATTGTATGCTTTGCTAGGAGTAGACTTAGCCGCTCTTCTTATAGCTTCGTTACTTTCTGTCAAAAATTTATCAGTTCGTGCTTTTACTGCTTCCTGCGTGAAGATAGCTTGAAGTTTTGCAAGCTTCCAAGTTGCTTTAAGCACCTCACCGAAAGTCTTACCTTGCTGCTTGCCTGAATACTTATACGATCTGTGAGCGTTTTTCATTATCTCTGATAAATTGTAGCGTTTCATATATTTAGGAGTTAATTGTTATTAGTTCTTTTATTTGATGTAAAGATACAGTATTTACTGTATATCGCCAAACAAAACAACTATAATATACTATTTCTTTTGCATAAATTAATATAGTATATACTGTATTCTTCATAAATAATCTGTATTTTTGAAATCAAAAAGATAATTATGAGAATAAAGGAACTTTTAAAAGAGAAACATTACACACAACAAGAATTGGCAGATAAAATGAATGTAAGCCTATCTGCTGTTAGACAAATGGTTGCTGCTGAATCATTGACAACTGCTACACTTGAAAAAATCGCCACCGCCCTCAACGTCCCCATGTGGCAGCTATTCGCGTCCCCGGAAGAAGTCGCCCAACAAACCAAGTCTGACACC